GTATCCATATATTTTAACTTACCTATCCGAAAGTAACCACATACGCTTTGCAAAGAGCAATGGATATGAAACACTCATACACACCAGCTCAGCTATTGCATCAGGAACTGCACAAGTGCTACTTACACGAAGCGGATCAACATATACTCTTAGACATGGTACACAGAGCAGTTCTTTTTCAGACACACTTTCTGATGGAGGTTGCACAAATCAAGCACCAATTTACATTGGTAACGATGAATTAATGATGAGCGCGTCTCAAAACGGTATAAGTGACGTTTTATGCTTTGACACAGCACTTAACCAAAATCAATACAATCTTCTTAGACAAAATCGGCCAATTAACGATCCCTACAAAGTCGTAGGAAACGTATTCCATAAACACGGAATAGTAGCAATAACTGATCCAACCCTAGTATCTCTCATAAAAAATAATTCAGCGCTTGGCATAGTATCATATCGTGGAACAACTACAATATACGAAAACGAAATAAGCTGTACAGTAAATGCTGGTGAGTTTGGATTGAGTAATAATCCAACACTACACCAATATAATGCAGTAACAAACCAGTATGAGTACAAACCATTCATATCATCATCAGATTTTAAACCTTTTGTGACGCAAGTAGGTTTATACGATGACTACGGTAACCTACTAGTAGTAGCTAAGCTAACACAACCAATACAATTACCATCAAACGTCGATACAACGTTTGTCATAAGATACGATAGATAATATGCCAAGAAGAAAAGTTACAAAAAAACAAGCTGGAATTAAGCACGGTTATAGAAGTGGACTCGAAGAGAATATTAGTAGTAAGCTAAATGAATTTGGTATCGATGGCGAGTACGAACAACACAAGATCAAGTACACAAAACCAGCCACAGAACACACATACACTCCGGATTTTAAACTACCAAATGGTATTTTTGTAGAAACAAAAGGCCGGTTTGTAACTGAGGATAGAAAAAAACACTTACTGATAAGAGCACAGTGTCCACAACTAGACATAAGGTTTGTATTCCAAAATTCAAAAAACAAGATTCGCAAAGGATCACCAACAACATACGCTGATTGGTGCAATAAACACGGATTCATATACGCAGACAAAACAATTCCACAAGAGTGGTTGTTTGAACAGAAATAAAGCGTATAGTAGTTACACTATGAATAGTGTATCGTTACAAATAAAAGGATTATTAGATGGCCACCTAGGCTTCGGCTCAACTCACAAGAACGATGAGGTGAGCTATAGTTGTCCTTTTTGTCACCACTACAAAAAAAAGTTACAAGTTAACCTAACAAGCCATCGATGGCATTGTTGGGTGTGTAATTCAAAAGGAAACACACTTAACTCACTTCTAAAGAAATCACAAGCAAGCGAGTCGGTACTATCAAAAGTACGAGAGTTAACCGGTACAATCCCAACAAGACAATACCGACCAACAACTGATATAAAACACATAACCTTACCAGAAGAGTATATTCCTTTGTGGAAAGGAAACGCACAAAGTCCGTTTTTTAAAAATGCACTACACTACACACTAAACACAAGAAAACTAACAAAATATGATATTCTCAAGTATCAAATTGGTTACTGCGAAAGTGGAGATTACGGTGGTATGATAATTGTACCCTCATATGATTGCAACGGAATGTTAAACTATTTTGTAGGTAGAAGCTTCTACAACTCAGCAACAGTGAGACATAAGAATCCGGAAATAAGTAAGGATGTTGTTGGATTTGATAACATAATAGACTGGACACAGCCTATAACATTGGTGGAAGGAGCTTTTGATGCAATAGCAACTAAGAGAAACACAATACCGTTGTTTGGTAAAAAAATACTACCACAACTACGTACTAAGATAATTGAGAATCGAGTGCAGATTATCAACATAGCACTAGATCCTGATGCCATAGCGGATGCTGTGGAGGAAATTGAATACTTCCTAAGCTTAGGAATCCAAGTTAGACGAGTAGACTTAAAACAAGACCCAAGTGATACAGGGTACGAGCGTATGATACAACTTGTCAGCGATACGCAAAATATCACACTTTATGACCTAATAACACTAAAAATGGCTATATGATAAATAAGATAAAAGTAGATTTAGAACAAGTCGATAAGATACTACACATAGCTGATATCCACGTACGTAACTGGAAAAGACATACGGAATATAAAAAAGTGTTTGAAAAGCTATTCGATGCTGTTGACGCATTACCACCAAATAGTATTGTAACCATTGGTGGTGACATTGTACACGCAAAGACCGACATGAGTCCTGAGCTAATCCAAACAGTTTCTTACTTGTTTACGGAATTAGCCAATAGAGTACCTACCGTAGTGATTTGTGGAAACCACGATACAAACCTTAATAATAACAATCGACTAGATGCCTTAACGCCTATTATAGAGGCAAACTCACATCCTAATCTCTTCTATCTAAGAGACACGGGAGTGCATAAGGTTGGTAATGTTCTTATTAACGTCATGTCATTACTACAAGATAAGAGTAAGTACATTACAGCAGACAACTCAGCTATAACAAAACACAAAGGAAAGTGCGATACCTTAATAGGAATGTACCACGGTACTATTGCAAATAGTAAAGTCGATAGTGGCATGAACATATCACATGGATTGGACTGGGACATATTTGCAGGACATGACATAGTACTTCTGGGCGACATTCACAAAAGACAGGTATTAAGCAACAACGATCCTATCATATTTTATCCAGGAAGTTTAGTGCAACAAAACTTTGGTGAATCTTTCGAAGGACACGGATATGCTATTGTTGATGTTGCGTCAAGGTCTGTTGAGTTCTTTGACATACCAAATGAATATGGGTACTACACAGTAAATGTAGACAATGGAATTTTACCACCAAACCAACCCATTACTCCTAAGACGAGTGTTAGGATACGAACAACAAACACATCACCTGCTCAAGTAAAAAAGGTATTAGCTGAGATAAGAAAGAGCTACCGAAACAGTAACGTAATAGTTAATAACTTAGATCGAATCAAGTCAAGTACGGATAGTAATGTTGACGATAATGTTGTTGGATTAGATGTGCGAAATATTGAGTTTCAAACAAAATTAATAACCGATTACCTTGATCAGTTTTCTTTAGATGAAGACACAATTAACGAGATTGTGCGAATAAATAAGCAGTTTAATCAAGGAATCGTCAGTGGTGAGCTTGTAAGGAATGTTGTATGGACTCCTATTCGATTTGAGTTTGATAATATGTTTAGCTACGGAGAAGGTAATATTATAGACTTTAGTAAGCTAAACGGTACGTGTGGTTTATTTGCACCAAATCATGCAGGTAAATCAGCAATACTAGACTCGTTGTGTTTTTGTCTCTTTGATCATTCATTTAGAGCTAGTAAAGCAGAGCAAGTGCTTAATAGAAAGAAAGATTCCTTTTGGTGTAAGTTTGAGTTTGAACTTAATGGACATCGCTATTTCATTGAAAAAAAGGCATCTCGATATGCTAAAGGACCGTTGGCTGGTAAACTGCGTGTTGACATAAACTTCTGGTACTTAGACGATAACGATGCCGTTATACTATTGAATGGAGAGCAAAGACGTGATACCGATAAGATCATACAGTCGTACGTAGGAACTTTTGATGACTTCATATTAACTGCACTTTCACTACAAGGTAACAATAGTAACTTTATTGAGAAGACTCAAGGTGAACGCAAAGACCTACTAGCTAACTTCCTAGACCTTAAGATATTTGATAGTCTGTGTGAATTAGCAAATAAGGAGATGAGAACTGCAGTAGTATTGCTTGAAGAATATCAAAAGCAGGACTTCGAATCAAAACTCGGAGACGCACAAAGAGATTTGGTAGCAAACAACCAACGATACACAGCAGGGGAGCAATTACATGCAGATCAATCTCTCAAAGTACAGGAAATCAACGACAAGATAGTCGAATTATCCATGCTTATACAAAATAATGAAGCTGATGGATTGGACGTAACACAACTGACACAAGAACTCAGTGCAACTAAAAAAAAGCTAGTTGATTGTGAAAAAGAACTTGATAAATTGAATGAAGACATTGAGAAGGTTGTTGACAGACTAACAGTTATAGACGATACTATAGAAAGCCTAGATGAGGAAACTCTAAATAAAAAACATTCTGAGTTTGAAGCTAAAGTACTAGCTAAAAAAGAACTGGATACTAAACTAGCCCACTTCAAGATTACCGTTAATAGTAAGTTGGATAAGTTGAAAAAACTAGAACAACACGAGTACGATCCTAACTGTAAGTACTGCGTGTCAAATGTATTCGTACAAGACGCTATCGAGACAAAAAAACAATTAAACGACGATAAGGAGCATGCACAAAAGCTAATGCAATCTATCAAAGATTTAGAGACTTATATTGCACAAAACGATACCATTGTAGTCGACTACATAGGACTTCAGGAATTAAAAAAAGAACGCAACGAACAAGACAGCAGCCTTCAACTACTTGACGCAAAAATAGCAAATGCAACTAGCGAATCCGCAAGACATAAGGCTATTATAGTTCGCATTGAAGATAACATTCAATTGTATCACAAAAACGTTGAGATTGTTAAGCAAAACAATAAACTCAACGCAGAGATTGATGAACTGAAAGGTACTCTTATTGTGGAAAAAGGTAAGCAAGAGAGCCTAAACAAGGCGCTTCAGAACTACCATGGTGCAATAAAAGTAAACGAGCAAGTTATCAGCGAATGCGAACAAAGCGTTGCACATATGCAAGAGCTTAGTGACAAGCTACTAGCCTACGAATACTATACAAAAGCTGTGTGTCGTGATGGTGTACCGTATCAGCTTATAAGTAAGATTGTACCTTACATACAAACATATGTTAACAACATACTGACACAAGTTGTGGATTTTACAGTTGAGATTGAGACTGATGGTAAGAACATCAATGTATACATTGTGTATGATGGAAATAAATGGCCACTAGAGTTAGCTTCTGGTATGGAGCGTTTTATAAGCTCTTTAGCTATAAGAGTAGCTTTAATAAAGATAACAAATCTACCAAAGCCAAACTTTATAGCTATTGATGAAGGTTTAGGAGTGTTGGATAGTAGCAACCTTAACTCAATGCATATGTTCTTTAACTACCTAAAAGAAACCTTCACATTCAGCCTAATCATAAGTCATATAGACGTAGTGCGAGACATGGTGGATACTATAATGACAATAGATAGAAAGGACGAAACGAGCTATATTAAGCATTTGTAACTATTTATCTTAAAAAGGTAGATGATTATAGTAGCTAATCCCGGTTTTATTAAGCAAAATTTTATAGGTGAAAATTACTCTATCGTAGATACGAGCCTAACTTCACCTAATTATTTTGACATCACGTTTTTTCCTGAGTACATAGGTGGTGGTATAAGTTTGGTTAAGCTTAGAGGTAATAGTCTAAATTTAATAACAAACAACCTTACAGAAGTTGAAGTCTTGGATTCACAAGGGGATCCAGTAAGACATGAAATACCTACATTTCGAGATAGATTCAACAACTTTTATATTTCAATCTACGTATACGACAACACAGCTCCTGGAATTGGAAGCATTAGTATTGTCGGTTTAGCTAATCGCGATCTTAATGGTAATCCAGTAGACCCAACCATAACTAATAGTTTTGGATATAACTTACTATGGACAAGACCTATAGCGATCTATCCTTACGAGAGAAACAACTCTGAGCTAGTATTTGATGATCCACCTTATGTGAGTGTATCGCAAGTAATAACGCCAGCTAGATTAGCAGCGCACTTATCAGGAACGGGGTCGTACTCTGCAACTACGTCATCCAATCTATCTATAGTTACCTCAGACTTTAAAGGATTTGATAAAAAAACAGCAACAAGTAAAAATATTGGTGATAAGAAAACTAAACAACTTTCTACAGTAATCAATACGCAACCGATTACCGTCAATAGCGTTGACACCAATACAAGGCAGGTTGATAGAGATATATGGGGTGGATTTAGGCTTAACGAAGTTAATAGGTACAATACCGTACTTCGATCTAGTGTTGATTTCTTTAGCAGCAGCTACAGTAATGGGCTTGTTGAGTTCTTTACAGAATCGTACACTCTTAGTCCATCAATTCCAACTGGATACAATCTCAACAACACAAACCCATACAACGAATTAACGGTAATCAGCCCAGCAACGCAATCACTACAAACACAACTAGGCTACTGGACCGCTAATATCGTTAAAGTCAAAGATGCTAGAACAGCTTACTTAGATCAACCTGTACAAGTTAATGCGGACAACGCAGGAACGAATAACAGAATTAGCAAGATAACCCACACATACAAAAACGTAACTAACTTCACAGCTAGCTTATTGTACCTACCATCAGGCTTAGAATACACAACTAGTAGTATTGTGTCACAGAGTTACGTACAGTTTACCTTTCAGGACCTTAATCCAATTGGTGGTCAGGTATATAAAGTAAGAGCCTTTTATAGAAGAGGTAGCGAGGTTGGTGATTGGACCCTAATAAACGACCAGATAATACGACCAGCTGAGTACCTAACAGATGCACGATATCCAAACCAAACAAACTATGGATCGGATATAAGCGATTTTTATCTAATAGGTCACTTTACCAACGAATCAGTACTAGACAATAACTGGCAGCTATTTAACGAACAAATAACGACATTTGATACAGCTACCGGATCAATAAATAATGAAAAACTAGTTGACGGTGTAAAGTTAACAACTAACAACAACGTTAATAAAATACTAACAACAACGTATTACCAAAACTATCCAGGAAACCAAGTCTTTAGCCTTACGTTTAACTGTATCCTAGATCCTTATACCGAGCTTGAAGTATATGGCAACAGCACAGCACTACAGACAACGGTATTTTCATCAGATCCATTTCCAAGAGCCTTTGACAGCTCAGTTAATAAAGAACCATTACGATACAATGAAT